TTACACAGTGAAAGAACATTGATATGGTGAAATCCCAACGAGGTTGACAGACCACTTATTGAAATGGATGCAAAAAATATGGACTTCACGATTGTTGGGAACGCTGCAAACGGAAATTCTGTCATACGCTTTACCGTAAACAAAAACAAAAGCACCGATGAAGACGATGACGGCGTTTCTAAAACACTTGTACCATTCCAAATTGCTTACGCCGTATCTATTCACAAGGCACAGGGCTTGGAGTACAACTCCGTCAAAGTTATCATAACCGATGAGATTGACGAATTGATAACTCACAGCATTTTTTACACGGCAATAACCCGTGCAAGAAAACTGCTGAAAATATACTGGACCCAATCCGTCGAGAAGAAAGTGCTTGAACGGATAGAACCGAAGGATAATAAAAAAGATGTGGCACTGCTAAGGTTAGAAATAATATGA